TACATTTATTAATACTGACGATGGGTGGGCTCCTTGTATTGATTTTAAAGAATTATGGCTTTGGGATTCAGGAGCTTGGACAAATCTTACAACACAATTTAATACATATTTATAATGGCAACAGCAGCATGGCAAAAGAAAGAAGGAAAGAATCCTTCAGGTGGATTAAATGCTAAAGGAGTGGCTTCATATAGAAAGCAAAATCCTGGAAGCAAATTAAAGATGGCTGTTACTACCAAGCCTTCTAAACTTAAAGCTGGTAGTAAAGATGCTGAAAGAAGAAAATCATTTTGTGCTCGTATGTCAGGAGTGAAAGGTCCTGCTAAGAAACCAAATGGTGAACCAACAAGAAAAACTCTTGCTCTTCGTAAATGGAACTGTTAACAATCTAAAAAATATATAATCATGTTACAACCTAAAGTTAAAAAAGCAGTAAAAAAGAAATCAACTAATCCTGCTGATAGTTATCCTTCAATGAAAGATGCAAGAGGAAATGCTACTATTGGTGGTGGAGAAGGAACAACTCCTCCTTTTACTAGAAAAGAAATGGAATATAAAAAGAAAATGACAGGCTTACCAAGAGGTAAAATGGGTAAAACTGTTAGTAAAGCTAAAAATGGTAAATCATTTCCTGATCTTAACAAAGATGGAAAGATTACAAAAGCAGACATCCTTAAAGGACGTGGTGTTATAGCTAAGAAAGGTGCTACAATTAAGAAAGCACAGTATGGTGGTAAAGCTGCTTCTATGGTTCCTATGAAAATGGGTGGTGCTGTTAAAAAAGCACAAGATGGTGATTATATACCAGGATTAGCTGAAAGAGCAGGACCTATGGTAAAAACAAAAACAAAAGTACGTTCTCCAGATGGTAATTATGTTACAAAAAAAGTGACTACAAACAAACCTAATTCAAAGAATTCTACTACTAAAACTCGTAGAACATTACAAGGATTTATAACTGGTGCTCCTAGAGTAAATGATTTAAAGAATGGTGGTAAAATGGCAAAATGTAAGTATGGCTGCAACTAAACAAACATTTGGTAAAGCTAAGAAGAGTGGAGCACCAAGAATGGCTCCTAAAGTTCCTATACCTAAGAAGGACAAACCCTTCTCTCAGAATAAAGCTATGGATGATAAAATCAAAAGAACCTCAGCTCAACAACCAATGAAAAAGAAAAGTTTATCAAAATAATAAAGCCCCTTGATTGGGGCTTTTTTTTATGATGTGTATTGATTTGAATATACATTACCTTCTAATAACTTATATCTTATACCAAACTTATGTAATAAGTATGGAAGACTAAGTTGGTCTTGAACAGACCATATACAATTGTGGTAAAACCATTCCTTCATTACATTGTGTTCTCTATTAGATACAATGTCTTTAGAATATATGAATGTACCACACTCAAATAGAACATTGTCTACCCACGTAGTGTCTTTTGAATAACTCTGTACCTGCTCTATCATTCTTTCTCCCTCATATCTGTCTACAAGATATTGATTACCTGTATGCATTAAACTAACAACAAAGTCTAGTTCTTGTCTAACAGAATGTCTAGATGAATGTCTAAATAAACAAATATCTACACCATTTAGACATTGGTCAACCATTTTTTCTATAGCTGATGCATCTAATATGGAGAATCCAGCATCCATCCATATGTAATAGTCATATCCTGGATGATCTTCCCAAACTACCATCTTAGGTATTTTACCACGTAGTCTAGGTGACATAGCTTTTGTTCTTGGAGATTCTATTTTATCATCTATTCTATTGAATACAATCTCATATCTATCAGATACTTGATCTACCCATTTAGAATATAATTCTCCACCAAATAAAGCTGTGCTAACTAATACTCTAATCATAATAATTATTTAAGTCCCATGTACCAACCATATGGACCAATGTTCTGTATTTTAAAACCATGTTGCTGAAGTAGGAACATAGATGCATCTGTTAAAGACTTCCAATTTGGATTCATCCAATCATGAAAGCTCACAATTATCTGATCGATTTTTGAGAAGTCTTCACTATCCATTGAATGTAATAATGGAAACTCTGCACCCTCTATATTCATTTTCAATATAGAAATGTCTGTGATGTTGTATTTAGCACAGAAGCTTTTCCAGCTAGTAGAAGGAATCCATTCATCAGAATCAGAACTACCACTTGATATATGTGATGCATCTTTTTGGTATGTCATTTTGATTAAACCATCAAAACTACCAACTACTCCTTTGAACAACTCAGCACCATTTGGAACTTCATTCTCAAATGGATCAGCTCCAATCACTCTTTTCTTTCCAATGAATATTTCTGACCAGTTCCAATGAACACAGCCTAAATCTATTATACAACCATCATGAGCAAATGCTCTATCGTCAACTCTGGAATAGTTTTCTCCAGGAATAGTTTGAATTAAATTTCCCATTATTTGTTTATATAATCTTTTAGCATTTGTGCATAGTCTTTGTTCCAATGAGGAACTAACTGAATATTTCCTGTAGGTATAATACCTTTTTGTCTTAGAGATTCAATATATTCACTGTGTCTTTGTATGATGTTAGGTCTATCTGCAGTGTCTGTACCTTGTCCAGATTGATGATAACCACGACCACCCCACATATAGAACCAAGAACACTCTTTATTAGGAGGGCTAGCTAAAACCATTCCTTTCCTTCCTAGATTTTGTAGAGCTATAACTAATGTCATGTCTCCACCAGCATTCTGTATTGGACTTTTTCCAATTGCTTCCCAAGCTTTCTTGCTATATACAATACCTGAGTTACCAAGGCCCATTAGCTTTGTTATATTAGGTTCATTATAGAACACACCATTCTCCCAATGTAATATGTTAGCATCAGGTCTCCAAAACTTAGCTATGTTAGAGAGATGATTGCTTAATGCTACATCATCATCGTCCCATACAGCAATTAGTTCTCCAGAACAACGCTCTATAGCATAGTTTTCTTTATCCCCGATAGTAGGGAATGTCTCATCCATATTATAGATTTTGATTTCTGGATGATCGTACACTAACTTTTGAAGAGGGTAGTCATTAACTATGATTAGTTCTTTCTTACCTGGATACTCTTGTTGGAGGAAACTTTGTATAGCTTCCTCCAGAGTATCTACTCTTCCATAAGTGATGCATTTGCAACTGATGAAAGGATATTCCATATTACCAGATGTGTACTATGTCAAAGATGGAAACCAACAATACATCTTCTTCCTCTGATAAAGGAATCACAAGAGCTTTATCTCTAAGAGCAGATGGATCTACTAGCACTTCAGCTCCCACTACTAAGTTGGGATTCATGATTGCATCTCCTACAGAGTGTATCTTTAATCTATTCATCTTTTTCAAGAATTCTTTTTGTAAAGCTTCTTTTGTATTCTCATCTACAACAATTTTGCTTTCTTCTTTCTTTGGCATCTCTAAATAGATGCGATTTCCTAATAACTGTGCCATTATTTTAATTCAAATAGGTTAATAAATCTTTTTGCATCTTCTGCATTCAATGTGATTTCTGATTGAACAGTCTCACGTACACTTTTAAATCCTTTCATCTTGTTAGTCTTGATGTCAATATCTGGTTGTTGTGTAACACGTTCATTGAAATCATCTAGAATAACAATAAGGCCTGCCTCATCATTCTCTAAGGTTCTAATCACCTTGTTGACATTTAAAGAAGCTATATACTCCTTATCGCCAATAATAGCTGTGTAAAAAAATTGGTTTTTCATATTACTGATTTTATTTGTTAACTTTTATCTCATCTAAGATTTGATTGTACATACTCAATGGCATATTACCTGATTTTCTATGTACTTCCACTCCATCTTTTAGAAACACTATTGTAGGAACACTTCTGATTCCATACTTTCTTGCAGTTTCTTGATCTTTTTCTATATCAATGTTAGTTATTCCTTCAACATCTTTTAATGTTTGAGCTAACACTCTACATGGGCCACACCATGTGGCACTGAATTTTAATACTTCTACACTCATGTTAATTATATTCTAAATTATAAATACTCTTTACTTTTTTACCTGTTCTACCAGCTTTGAGTCTAACTAAAGTGGATATAGATAGTGGAGATATTGTAGCTAATTCTATCATAGAATCAGCCTCCCATATTTCATTTGTTTGTAAATTTATTAATCTACATTGTACTCTATTTGGAGAAGGTTTACCAAGATTACATTGTCTCAATTTCTCTTTAGTTTCATCTGACATAACTACACCAGTACGATACTGTCTACGTAACTCTCTAAATTCTTGAGATCTTTTCTGACCTCTTAGAGAATTTACTCTCTTCTCTATAGTTTCTGCAGATTGTTTTTTACCAGTGGCAGAAGATCTCATCTTATTTCTAGTCTCTTCTGATATCAATATACCTAAAACACCTTCTCCACCTAATGTACAGTTTAATCCTTTATGATAGCTATCGTAATGATTTATGTAATATCTTTCTAAAATGTCCAAATTATCATCAAATATTAATACAGTATCAATAACATCTACAGTATGTGCATTCCAACCATATTTCAAAAGAGATGAGTGTAATCTTTTTTGGTTATTACAATTTAGATATCTATACTTATTCATTCTAGTATTCATATCAGTTGTTTTACCAATATAAATTTTACCACTTGGATTCTCTATTTTATAAATGTATCCTATCATAATGTAAAAAAATTAATTATACTCAACATCAAGTATACGTCCTACTAAGTCACTTCTGTGGTTTGCTTTAAGTTTGATCCACTCTATTCCCTCTATTTTCTTAGAGAGTTCTATAGCATAAGACAGTCCAGTGTATGATTCCTTTATGTCTTTTTGTTCGTTATCACCATTGATGATAATCTTACCTGTCTTACCAAGTCTTGTTAGAATTGCAAGCATCTCAGATTTAGTTAGATTCTGTGCTTCTTCTACAACAAGAACATCATCTATTGTTTTACCTCTAATGAACTGTATAGGATATGCAAGCACTCTCTTATTCTTAACAAGCTCTTGTATCTTTAACTTATCATAACACTTCTCAAGGTTTTCCTGAAAAGCTTCTAAGTAAGGATTGAACTTATCTTCAAGATCACCTGGCAAAAACCCTAATGATCCACCCACCTCAATTGTAGCTCTTGTAATGTATATATGATTACATTGCTTCTTCATTAAGAAATCTAGAGCTGCTTGTGCACACACTAAAGACTTACCACTTCCTGCTCTACCTGTTACAATAACAATCTGATTGTCTATTATAAGCTGTTTGGCAAGCTTTTGTTCTTCGTTAAGTGTGACATTGTATTTAATCTCACTCTTTCTTTCCCTGTTAGCTTCTTTCATATTTGGTCAATAAATGATTACGTCTTTTATTCACCTCTTCATATCTATACATGTCATTTTCGACATTAGAATGCTCCTCTAGCGTCAAAAGTATAATATTTTCTTCATCTAGACAAGCGTCAGGGTATTTTTCTTTAGGAAGTATATGATGGAAGTATGTGGACATAGGTTCTTTACCTAGATAGGCACCACTCACTTCTGAATAATGTTTTCTCTTTTTCCATATATCCATAAACATATCTCTTTGTTGGTTATGTCCAGCATTATGGACATTTTTGGCTTTAATGCTTGAAATAACAGACATTTTACTAGTTAAACCCTTACCAGATGATAAGGGTTTTCTAGCTTTATGAGCAAAACAGTATTCACTGTCTGCATTCTTTCCACATGTTTTACATTTCACTATGTACGTGATTGACTTGTTATAGCAAACTTTACATGACTGGTTACTGTTTGTACGCCTGTTGGATCAAGATCTTTTACAAACTGTCCATCAACCATCTTACCTGTACGCTTAGAGATTACATTATATGCACTCTCTAAACATTTAACTAACTCCAATCCTTGCATCTCTGCTTGGATGATTATGGTGACTAATATGTCACCTAGAGCATCTTCTATTTCTGCTTTGTTATTGATATCAATAGCTGCAATTAGTTCTTGCACCTCTTCAACTGTCTTACCAGCTTGTGCTCTTGGTGTCCCATTATCTAGGATACCTTTCTGATGTGCCCATGTTATAACAAGGGCTTCTAATTCATTGTAACTTCTCATATGTTTATTTGTATTTTACGTGTTTCACATCCCATTTTGTGTACTCCACCTGCTTGATTGCAATAGGCACATTTCTCTGTAATGATTTTGTATCCTGTATCAATACGTTTAAAGTCTTTCACTACATACTTCTTGAATCCAAAGCTGTCCATTGGCATACCTCTAGTAATATAAGGACCACCACTTGGATCGATCATATCAATCTCATCAGTTAGTGATTCAACCATTCTATTATATTCAGGATAATCATATGTAAGAGTTTCATCATCCCATTTATGTACTGCTTCCTTAAACTCTTCAAATACCATTGGGGTATCTACATCATTTATATATGCATTGTATGCTTTTGTGTAATCATTTGGCATACCAAATCTGCAATATTCAAAATTACCTTCCCACAAAATGTCGTGATTTTCATCTCTTGTAAAGGTGAACACATCACCATACCTGTTTTTATATGTTCTTGGTTCCATTACAAATCAAATAAGTCAGTTGGTGGTGTAGGAGCAACTAATTCTTCATCCTCTACTTCTATTTCCTCAATAGGAAGATCAGCTTCATTAATCTTAGCAATAATCTTCTCTCTTAGTTCATCATAGAATTCTGGATTGTCTACAACAAGCTGTTTGAATTCATCTAAGTCATACTTAGTTCCATCAATAGTCATTGTCTTACCATACTTCCTACCTATCTCAAACTCATTAAGAAGACTCATCATCTCATCAAGGATATCTATACCCTTACCATACACAATCTCAAACTCTGATTTTCTATATGGAGGAGACATTTTGTTCTTGATAGCTTTCAACTTGGTAATGTTACCATAGTTTACATCACCCTCTTTAGCCAATGTTCTAGACACTTCTATACGAACATCTGCATAGAATTTCAATGCATGACCACCTTGAGTTGTTGTAGGATTACCAAACATAACACCTATCTTCTCTCTATATTGGGATATTACGATAACACATGTGTTATGCTGTGATAGAGCACCTTTTAGT